TGTATGTTTCCCCAATTGGTGTGGGTGTCTCTCTGGTGATTAGTGTGGTGTTATTTGTTTGTTGATTTGAGTGATGAAACATCAAGAAAACTATTGACAAAACAACAGTAAACTATTATAATAAGAAGTGTGATATAGATTAAATAACTAACAAAGGGGTTTTGTAAAATGGAAAAATCAGAATTATATGAATGGGCTTTAAAGGGTGTTATTTCTGAAATGAAGGAGTTAGAAAGTGATATTCAATATGGTGAACTTCTTATTAAAAGTATTGATAAAGGTAATGCTAAAACTTCAATAAATCGTAATCAAGCTGTTTCTGTTGTTAGTGAAAAGATAGAAAAATTAAATCAGCTTTCTAAAACTGAACACACTATTAAATGGGTGTTAGCTACATTAGAAAGTAAATAATTAAAAAATAGGGTTGTTAATTCAGCCCTATGTAAATAAATTAAAAGGTGGTAATAACTATGAAAGTCTTAACAAAGTATGTAAATTTAATGGGTGAAGAATTTGTTTTAATTTCTGATAAAACAGAAGATGATAAAACATTTTTTGGAACTATACCATATTCAGAGCTTGATTCTGATGGTAGCATGAAACGCGCTTTAAATGGTTTTGAAATGTGTATCAGTTTCAATACTGTTGCTGAAGCATTAGAAAATCGCAATAATCAAATTAAAGTAGATAGATTTAAAGCTGAAGGTTTTAGTAAAGCTGAAGTAATGATGTTTATAGCAAGTGGTTATACAGCTCATAACTGGGATATGGAACTATTTGAAAGAATTAAAGCAATCGTTTGATTAAATAAAATAAGTCGGTAGGAAACTACCGACTATAAATAGAAAGAAGGTTATATTATGAATAAAACATACACTATTAACTGTAAGAATTACTTTAATAAAGATTCTTTTAATGAAGTTTGTAAGGTTCTTGAAAATGGTGATTGTGTTTCAGTTTATATTGATTGTATTGGTCACACTCGTAATAATTATGAACAAGAAACTTATAAAGAAGAACTTGTTAAAAAATATGGTGATAAACTTATTGTAGATTGTATTAAAGGTAACTTTTGTTATAGTTATTCTTATAGATTAAAGTAGGTGTTATTATGGTTGTTGTAAGAGTTGATTATATTGATTCAAATGGTGAATATCATACTGTAAATGTTAATGAAAGAATGTGTTGTAGCTTAACTGGTACAAATGATGATTATGATATAGCTGAAGAATATGTTACTAATAATTATTCAGATTGTTATTCTATTGTTGATGTTGAAAAAGTTTAAATAAAAAAACAGCCTTTATAGGCTGTTTTTTCTTTTCTTAATATACCAACATAAATAATTCTTGAATACGCTTGTGTGTAATGATTTCTTCGACAATATTAACTATTGTTTCACGATATTTAAGAACCAGGTCTTGAGATGATACAACACCAAAATTACCTTTAGTAGTTTCTAAAACTTGCTCATTTTCTTTATTGTTACCAGAAGCTGAAGAAGTATTAACACCAGTTGTTTTACCAGTGCTATTTTCTATGGTTGTATCTGTTACTGAATCTGTTATTGTATTATCATCAGTAACATTACTTTTAGCTGAATCAAATTTTGCATTATCTGCATAATTTAACTCGTGAATTTCATCAGTTCCAATAGTCAACGCTGTCTGTGGTGTTGTAGTTTCTACTGATTTTGAATTTTGGTTATTGAGTAACTGTTTAAGCTCTCTACCCTCTCTTTCAGTAGTTTGTGTTTTACTACTTGATGATTCTGTATCAATATTATCAGTTGAATTAGCTTCTGAAGAACTTTCACCAGTTCTATCTGTTGTGGTGGTTCTCTGATAGTCTACATTGTAAATTATGTTATAGTCCTGGTCGGCAGAAAACATTAAATCATTATAATATGGCATAACCTCACACATAGCTATTTCAAGCTCGTCTAACCATCTACCAACAGTTTCAAAGCCTATCTCTCTATATTTATACCTATTAAGTAATTTAGTGTTTATTTCTTCTCTGGTGGGTATTATCGAAGGCTTAAACTCTTCTTTACTCTTCTTTTCATATATTGGATATGTTGAAAGAGCTTTATCTATTTCAGCTTTAACTTCTTCATTCTGTAATAGACTGTTTACTGTTACTGTGTATTGTGCCATCTTCTACACCACCTTTTAATTCTGATATTGTTTTAAAATCTCTCATTTTAACAGATATGTTAGTTCCAAATAACTTGTTAATCTGTTCACATGCTTCTTCACGAGCTTTAAGCATTGAATAAGCTGAAGCTTCAATTTGTTCATTATTACTTGAAACTTCATCAGCTACTAAACGCTCTTTTTTATCCATATTAGCGTTATCGATTCCTAAAAAAGTCATACACTCATTAAAAACAGCGTTCTTTTCTGCTCTCAGTTTATCAAATACAACTGGTGCTTCAGTTTTCAAAACTGTTAAACCAGTTTTGCTATCAAAAGCATTTTCATCTACATGAATTACTGGTTCATTTCCAGTCCATTTTTTATATATATTTTTTAATGATAATGTTTTCTTATCAGCACCATAAAGCAAAATCGGGGTTTTTTGAGCGTGAATATTTATATCTGCTGTTCGTGTTATATCTGCTAATCTATAAGCAAATAATTTAATTGTGGGCTGTGTAGGTGTTTTTGAATCATTATTATAAATAACAACACACTCTTTATTATTTTTTAATGATTTTCCAGAAGAACTTAAACTGTGTGCTATAGGTTGTACTGTTGTTGGTTCGTCATATTCATTTAATGTACCACCGGCTGAACATCTGCAAACTACTAAACCTACTTTTTCATCTTCATAGAAAACACACTGACCATCAGTAAATAAATATTTTTCTATCCACTTTTCAGACATATTATTAGGAAGACCAGACCACTCAAAAACACTTCTTGCTAAATTGGTTAATCTAAAATAGTAATCTGTGAATGTAAAATCATTTATTTTTTTTGCTACAGATTCCATTGAATAAATATCTTTAAACATTTTTATTACCTCTTTAAATTATAGGATTTTCACCATAGGCACCTATAGTTGTACCTTTTCGCCAGAATGTAATACCTCTGTTGTAACAATCTTTAATTACTTGTAAATCCTTGTTAGGTATAGCACCATCAATATTACAATCAATAGTTTTTGTAAACCAGTAATTTTGTCTATGATTTGTATTAGGTGTTTTTAACATATTTACTTTATATCCAAACATATCAAAATATCCATCTATAATAATAGCGTATTGATATTTTATTGACATATCATAGAAAATAAAATCATTTTGACCACCAGCTGTAATTACATCACCACAATTCAAGTTACCAGAAGCCTGGTTAGGCACTAAATCAGCTTTTCTAATTTCGCCTAATGTAGAAGTTATAGAATTTAAACCACCTACTGTAGCACCAGCACCAGCTAAAGCACCAGCACCAGTTGCCATAAGTGCAATACCACCAGCTGTAGCCATAGCACCAGAAACAAGTGAAGTACCTATATTAACAGCGTTTTGTGTTAACCAGTTTGTATAGTAGTCAGAAGTCCAGTTTAAAGCTGGAAATTTACCAGCGTTAATACCTTCACATTCCATTCTATCTACACCTTTATATACCACTGGTATTAAGCGTATTGAACAGCCTGGTGATATGCAGCCTTCGATATAAAAACAAGGTCTATCAGCTTGTGTGTACCAATCTTCATAATGATATACAACATCAGAGCCATTATTATTAGAAACATATAAGTAACGATACGGATAACAAAGTAATTTGTTATTTCTAACTGTATAACCATTTACTTTAGTTCTATCTACTGTAAATACTTTATTTGTTTCTAAATCCGTTTCAGCCATATTAACTAAAAATCTAACTGGATTAATTGAAGCATTTAAATTATTACCAGTGGTATATGAATTAACAAGAAATTTAGGAGCTAAAAACATACATACTATAGAATCTGCTTTACTTTCACCAGCATAATCATTAATAAATGTTGTTATTTTTTCTGTATATGCTGAACTACTGTTATCAACTGGAAACACATAATATTTTATACCAGAGTAAATTCCGTTATAAACTGAGCCACCAGTAGTTTCTATAGTTACTTTACCATCTTCATCTTTAGTAATTGCTTCAGTAACACCAATAACAATAACAAGTTCGTCACCTATACCAATGTTATCTTTTTTGTTACATACATAACTACCTAATTCTAAACCTTCATCTAAAATGTGCATACCAACAGTATCATCTGATACATGTTCACGCTCTACAAAAGAAGGTAAAACATTATACTCAAACATATAGGTCTGAATACAATCTAATTGAATCTGAACAATGCAAGTTCCATCATTTCTATCTTCTAAATCTGTAATAAAAGCGTAATACCATTTATTTGAATAATAGCTGTTCTGGTACATAACATAATTACAGTTTATTAAATCATCATATTTTTTAGGTATTCTAATCACCATGTTTTGTTTCTTTTGATATGAACAATTTTCAAAACTATGCTTTTTTTTACTCAGCATAAAATTTAATTGCTCTTCAGAAGAACTAAAATAATATGTATGTTTATAATCATTCTCTAATGGAATATTCAGAAGATGTATTTTTGTAATGTTTTCAGCCATAAATTTAACCTCTTTTTGTATAACCTAAAGCACCATTAAAGGCACTTTAGGTTATTTGAATTATATTGTTATTTCTGGAACATCAATAACAAATTGTCTTGCAAGAGCTTGAGCACCTAAAGATGTTGGGTGTATATTGTCTGTTGACAACATTCCGTTATACCAGGTTGTACCATTCACACCTACAGCTTTATTAAAGTCAATGTATCTGTGACCACTCTGGCGAACAATCTCATTTTTATATGTATTATCTGCTACTGGGCAAGATGGTATTGTTGAGAGTATTAAAGTAATGTTATAAGTTTCACATAATGATTTAACAGCGTTTAAGTCACTTAACCATTGTGTATTAACTACACCACTATCACCATTATTCATACCCATACACCATACTATGATTTCTGGCTTACCAATTTTCAAAAGTGATTGTAGTGATTGTAATGCTGGTGTTGAACTTGCACCAGGATAACCACACGCTAACCAATTTTTAAAACCCATTTCATATAAATAATATGGGTGACGAGCTTCTGATTTAGCATTCAAATAACTATCACCGAATACCCATATATTTTGTGTGATGTCTTTTGTTATCCATTTCAATGATGGGGTTGTAAATGTTGTATTAACAGCATTAGCAAAAATAGAACCATTACAACCTTCCCATTGAACACCCTCTTGACGATAATATCCAGTTGATGTGTAAATATTTATATCTGCAACACCAACACCAACATCAATAATAACTGTGATATAGTCACTAATTGTTAAATTGTGAGGGTAAGTGTTTACGAGTGTATCTGTTCCAGTATTACCATAAACATAAATATTAGTGTTATCAATTTTGATATAACTACCACCATAAGCACCTTTTCCGTGCCCTACCTCAACACCAGAAAATGTTTCAAAGTTACCATTGAAAGTAAGTGTTTTGTTATATTTCACATCACACTTTTCATCAATCATCATTGATGTATTTGTAAGTGTTTCAAGCTCTTTAACAAAATAACCATTTTCAATAGATGATACAGTATTTATTTTTGGTATAAGGTAATCTGGTAATAAGTAACCATCATCAAAAACACAAACATCATTCACATAATAGCTACCAGCTGGAGCTGGTGTTGAAAGAGCTAAATTAACTGTTACATTTAACTTTGTTTCAGTTAAAAGTGTGAATTTCGTGTTAGCTCTTGTATCAGCATATCTGTTAAGAGCGTCATCTGTTAAAAGAATTGCCTGGCAATTTGTTGAGCCTACTACTAATTGGTATGTACCAGGTTGTAATGTTACTGAGCCTAAAACAATTTGTGTGTATGCTGGAATATCACTTGTATAATCCCAGCTCATATTATCCATGTAAAAATGTCTGTTGATATGATTTAAGATAGTTGATGTGTTTAATATTGATGTTTCACTCTGTAAATATGGTGCAATTTTGGGTAAATGTGCTTCATCAAATAAATAGAATTCACCATTATATACACCAGCAACATTTGGTGTTGCACGAGATACATTCATAAACACTCGTAAATTAACACCTTTTAATGAAGCTGGAACATAAAATGTTCGTGTGATTGTTTTATCTTTTGATGGTGTAAAATCAAGTAATCTATTTGTTGATACATCATTACCATCAACAGCAAGAATACAACTGATAAAATTTGTAGGTGGTACAACAAGTGTGTGATAACCCTCTTCTAAAGTGAATAAATGTGATTGTGTTGTAACATAGGTTGCTACACCATCATAATTAGCTGTTAGTGTACCTTTTTGTGTAAAATCAAATTCTTTGGTGAATAAGATTTTATTATCAACCTTTTGTTTTAAATTTTCTCTAACACTTTCACCAGCTGTTGTATATTGTTTTCCGTCAGCACCAACTCTGATGTCAATAACCTCAGAGTCACCAGCAACACCACCAGCTATTAAATTATCAAGTCTTGCTTTTAATTCAGAAACATATTCTTCAAGCCTGGATTCAAAGAAGCCATTATTTTTTAAAGTGTTAATTAAATCATCAAGTGTATTCATTAAATTATCTTTAATATATAAAACACCTTTTCTAATAGTTCCTTCTTGTTCTTGTTTCCACTCTAATTCAGTTTTTGAAAATTCATTTAAAGTATCAACAATTTCATTGATTTTACCAGCTATTTCTCTTGCTAATGAGATACTACTAACAGCTTCTTTTGTATATAAGCTGTTAGTGTTCTCTGGTAAATTGAAATGTGTTATTTTATTCATAATTTCACCTTCTTACTCAATCATTGGTAATATACCACTAAGACCACCATTTATTGTTCTTGCCAACATTTTATAACCAGCTTCACAATAAGGGTGTGTGCCATCTGTAATATATGTTGAATAATTAAAGCCATTTATACCACAATTACCATTAACATCAATGTAAGGTGTTGACATATATCTCGCTGTTTTAATCATCACATCTGCTACATCTTCCATAGTTACACCATTAACGCTATGTGCGTTTTTGCTTGAATTCCATTTTGAAAGAGGTGTACCAATAACAATAACAGCGTTAGGACAGCGAATTTGCATTTTCATTATTGCTGAACAAATAGCACCACTAAATGTATTAACATCGTAGTCACCGCCATTATATTCATCTGCATTAGTCCAATCTGTATCGGTAACATTTTCAGCATTGAAATTTGGTGTTTGCCACTCAATTCTCTCTGAGAAAGCACCAATATCATTAGTACCACCCATAATAAACACTAAATCAATAGTATCTTTAATATCATCTGGTATCATAGTTTTAATTCTATCCCATGAACAGAAACAGCCTAAATGTTCAGTTGTACCCTCTGGTGCTTCTGTTAAACCTTGTTGACCATATCTACCAGCGTATGTACCATCACTATTTGCATAGAATGTATTGGTATTCCAAATGAAGCTCTGACCACCAACACCCCTACCATAGAAATTACTGAAACCATAGTGTGAGTTCACATAAGCACTCCAACCAAGATTTAAACCATTACCATTGTTGATTGCACTAATACTATCACCATAAGCAACCCAATTTTTACCATTCCATTGCGGTTTTAAATCATCTAAACCAGAGATTTTATCTCGCGGTATAGCATATTTAGGTGTATATGCTGGTAAATATGCTTCTGGTAATGTATCACCCTCAACAAACATAATCTTGTCAGCTGTGTTTGTTGATAAAAGCCAGTCAAATCTTACATATTTACAATTTGATGGTGTGACACCTGAGTAGACCATATTAGTAATGCTTATAAAGTTTTTGTTTTCATCATAATAAGCAATGTGATTTGTAAAGTTACCAATGTAATTTGTATTTTGTTTAACTTCAATGTAATCAGATGTTTGTCTTTTTTCATCAACTTTCAAAGAACCATCACCATTGATAACATATCCGTCATTTATTCTTTTGGTGCAATCAAAAAGATTATCACTCTTTTCATAAAAAGGAATAGCTTCAAGTTCTACTTTTTTTACAAGTACTTTTTCACTTAAAACACCATCAGATTCAACATATTCATTTTCACATAAAATAACATCATCAATAGAATTTGTTGTTGTGGTGTTATAGTCCACTCTTATAAACGCTGTGTTTTCAGGGCTGAAAAGTGAATACACCATATTATGAACAGATATAAAGTTTTTATCTGTATCATAAAAAGCAATATGCTGATTTAACCCATTTGTTATATATTTTGTATTCGGTTTTGCTGGAATATAATCGGTTGTTTTAAAATTTGTTTTTGCTGTGTTTACACCTAATTCATATAAAGCACCAATTTCAAGTGATATGCCAGGTTCAATTAAATTAATTCGTTCAACATAGCTATTGATTTTACTATCAATTGCTTCTGTAACATTTCTAATATGTGTGCCAATATTAGCGTGTGTTTTACCTTTATAATCAATTCTGCCATCTATCATTTCAGAATCGGCTGTTGTTGTGCCTTCTGGTAAAGCTGTAAATGTATTCATTCTGTTTTCAAGAACAGTAACATCTTCTGAAATACCACTTGTAGTATTATTTAAACTTTCAATACTTTGTCTTGCTTTAGCATCTTTTACTTCAAAACCATTTAAATGACAAAAACATTTATCACTCATTCTTATACACTCCCATCTGCTACTATATTAAGATTTTCGGTATTTTCATCATATACAGTATTGATAACAATATCACCACGAGTAATACTATCGTTTATAACATTTTTTGTAGTTGAAATAATGTTATCACTCATATAAGAAACAGCATTATCAATAATTTTCTGCTGTTCATCTAATTTTATCTCTATAACATCAATAAAATCTTGAAACTCTTGTCTGATAGAAATTTTAAACGCTTCATAATCACCATTAGTAGTTTCAATAAATTCATTGGTTTTATTTTCTATGTTGGTAGTAAATGTATTATAGCTCTCTATAAGCTCGTTTACTTTTCCATACATTCTTGCTGTTTGTTCTATTACTGTTTTACTTTCAACATCATAATTAGCTGGAAACGGATTAACAATAGACCAACCAGGCATTAATGGAATATTCATCAATATCACCTCTATTAAATTAAATAGGGTGATATATAATCACCCTATTCAGTTTTATATTATATTTTAAATTAGGTTGTTACTGGTTCTACCTTAAACGCTACAGCATTAACAAGGATTGAAAAAGCCATTGTTTGCCATACATGAAGAATGTAGTTAGTGTATAAGCCTTCACCATTATCAAATGGTCTAACCTCAAATAAATCGTCATAAACCTGGAAAAACTCTTCATCACAAAGAAAAGCTCTAATATTTTCGTCCGGGAATGAATCAATAACGATTTTTCTTGTTTCGTTAAACTCAGCAACAGTCATATTGAAGAGTGAAGCAAGAACATCAACAGATACACTAACATTTGTAGCTGTATCAATAATTAAAATCTGCTCTTCTGGTCTTGAGAATGTTGTAATTGCTTTTGTATCTACACTCTGAGCTGTTAAATATCCATTAAATGAATCGTTTGGATATTTCATTAAACCAGATGTAGTTTTAACAGCCTTAATAAATTCTTTACCATTTGCTTCACTTGTGAGAGGGTCTGCAACAGTAATTACTTTAACAGCGTTTTTATCAAGAGCTGATTTAATGAGCTGTTTCATGTTAATAAATTCATCAAGCTCAGCTGAATTGTAAAGCTGTTTGATAATATCATTAATATATTTTTCAAGAGCGTCATAAGAAACAAAAGCCTTTGAAAGTGCTTCTCTTGATACAGTAATTTTATATTTTAATTTGCTGTTCATTCTGTGATAAACAGTTTTTGTATCTGGTAAATTTCTTTCTAAAAGAGTAGCACCAATAGAATCATATACACCAGCTTTAAGGAAGTTGTTATAAATCTCTTCAATGGTATCACCGAGTGGTTTTTTACCCTTTTTAAGAGATTTGAGTGGGTTTTCAAACATTTTTGTAATGAATATACTTTTAACGATTTTGTTTAAAAGCACTGAAGTAAATTCATTAGCTACAACAATATTATCTTCGCCACCTAACATAGCATAGCGTATTTCTTCCATGTTTGTAATGTTTGCTTCTGGTACTCTATCTTGATAAGTAGTAGAAGCATTATCACGAATAGTATTTAAAATTTCAATCATATTAGCCATTATTTAAGACCACCTTTTTCATCAAATAAATCTTTAAATTCTCTTTTTTTAGGGGGTTCTTCAAAACCCTCTTCTTTCTTTTTCTCTTCTGTTGTTTTAGATCCGATTTGAAGAAACAAATCCATGTTATCTTCTTGAAGTTTTTTAACTTTAGCATTCAACTCTTCATTACTTCTTGTTAATGAATCAACATCATTAAATAATTCTTCAGAATCATTAGTTAATTTTGCTAACATTGTTCTTCTTTCAGAATCATCTTCACAAGTTCCGATTTCTTGAATTGCTTTATCAAAATCTTCTTTGGAAATTGCCATAAATACCTACCCTCTTTCTTCTGTTAAATAAAAGAAAATTAAAACCTTTTCTTTTTCTGTTTATAATTGGTGTTGGTGGTGTTGGTTCTACACCAGTTAGAAATGTGTACCAGGCTACAGCCTGTGACCTTCTTTCAGCTTCAACTTCAACACCAGCTCTTTCAAAATTCTTTAAAAAAGCACTTGCTAAATATTCAACGCTTTCTTCAGATGTTTTAAATTCTGACCAGCTTAGTGGGTAACTGTCTGTCGTTCTCCATTGACCAGTAACTGTTGTTTGCTCATCTATCCACTGACATTGAGCATAACCATCTTCCCAATCAAAACCATTAGAATCAGCCCAATCTGTAAAATTGGTGTAGGGTGTCCATTGAACCAAACCAAAACCACCACCACCACCAGAACCGACAATTAAATTTTGCCATATTCCAGGATTAATATCACTTTCAGATTCCATATTACCCAACATACCAGCTATAGCATTTATAGAATATCCTTTAGCTGTAAAGTATGAATAAATCAACTGAGCATTGTTTTCCATCTCACTTTGTGAGAGGTATCTATTACCACTAACCCAACTCATTTATTACACCTTAACTATAAAACCATCATAACCAGCCTTTTTAAGTTTTTCTAAAAGTTTTTCAGCATTTTCTTTTTTAGCAAATGCACCAACTTGAACTTTATATAAAGTTCCTTTTTCAGTTGTTTCTGCTTTGCTTTCTTCTTTAGGTGTTACATTGTAATATTTACAAATACCCCTTGCTATTGCTTCACCAATTTCAGTAGTGTGATTAATGATATAATTACTACCTTCTTCAGTATCGTGAAACTCACATTCACAATAAATAGTAATAGCATTTGCTGAATTGCATTCATAAAAATCTGGTTTTGATATTAGTCTTTCTGCACTCTTGCCTGGTGTTAATGGTGCTAATTCATCTAACACACATTGACCAGCTTTTTTATTTTCGCCAGAGAGCTTATACAATAAAATTTGTGTACCACCAGTAACATTATGTTTAGCTGTTGCATTAGTATGTATTGCTAAATGAATATCAGCGTTAAATGTGTTACTCTCTCTAACTCTCATTTCCATAGAATCGTTATAAGTGCATAAAACATTAAAACCATTCTTTTTTAGAAAGTTGTAACAAGCCTTTGCTATCTTGCGACATTGTTCTTTTTCATTAGTGCCACCAGTAGCATATAAATTTCTAAATTGGTCAGAAGGGGAAATATAAATTCTTTTATTCATCTTCATCAACCTCTTTTTTCTTGTTTAAAATTTCAATTACATCTTTTAATACTTTTGGAACTGGTACACCCATTAAACCAATGTTTTCAAGAATTGATATAGTTTCATTTACTATAAAAGCAATACACACACCAGTTTGAACATAATCAGCACCGATTATTAAATCAAGCCTATGTGCAACTACTAATAAAAGTAATATTAAACCTTTTCTACATAACCCTTTAAACATTGTTTTACTTTCAAGCGTACCCTTTTCTGTTTTTGGTGAATTGTGAAACACAAGAGCCAACATAAAACCAGTTATTAAATCAATAACCATAAAAATACCTAATGTTGTCATAGCACTCGACCAACCACCAAATAAACCAGCTATAATACTACCGAAAATACCAGTAATTGATACTATTGGATATTTCATTTTTTCACCACCTTTAACAAAAAGAAAAATGTAGATATAAAATCATTATACTAATATAACAATTTTACACCTACATTATATTCAAATATTTGGAAAAGTCAAGTTTTTTCAACATCTTTTTTTATGATTTTCAAATTCATAATCATCTAAAGATTTTTTTAACATATTTTCTTTTTTTATTTTTTCATTTTTTAAATTTAATTCTTCTCTAAAATCTTTATAATCTTTACATGTTGCATGACACACCCCAGAGCGTTTTTTACAATCTGGCTTACATGGATTATTCATAATATCACCACTTAAATTTAAATATTATTTATATTTTGCAAGTTCACACTTGCGATTAAATTATGACCACCTTCATCATAAAAATATACAACATTATTTTTTATTTCGTACCAGTCATAATTTATGGTAATACCATTTATTGTTATTAAGCTATCAAATCTTTCAAACTTTGATTCAAATTCTGCTTCTGTCATCATTGCTGTTCATCTTCCTTACATTTATTTAAAAATTCTGTTACAGCTCTATTTAAATCTGATTTTTTAATATTTTTTTTAATTTTATCTTTTTCAATATTCAGACTTTTAAACTGAATTAAAGATAATTCAACTTCTACAGATTGAGCTTTTTCATCTATCAATAATAATTTAATAGTTTTATCATACATATTTACACCACCTTCCTATTCAATAATATAATCATATTCTTTTAATGCTTTTCTGTAGTTGCACATATCACCCTCAGCATTAATTTTTTTATTAAAGTTTTTGCTTTTTGGTGCTTTGCATATACCAAAAAATTTATCATAATCTTTTGTTATATTTTTGCAAAACTCACACTCAAAACATTTATTAAAGAAAATTTCATTCATGGCTGCAACCTTCTTTTATATCTTCTACTATTTCAGCTTTTTCACCTTTAATATTTATTTGTTTAAATTCAGTATTTTTAAAAACATCATCAAATACTGAATTTTTAAAATAAACATTTTCGAACATTTTTAACACCATCTTTAATTATTTTTATTTCAATATTTTCTTCTTTTATATTTAATTCTTTATTAAATAAAAATCTAACAAATTTCGCCTGGTCTATACTTTCAAAAATATAATAATTATTTTTTTCAAGTGTTAAACCTTGTATATAATTTTCTGTAGCATTATTAATATTTATTTCAAAATCTTTTAAATATAAATTATTTATTTTTAAACAACATTTCATTATATATGCACCATTCTTTAAATTTTTGATTTTAAGAGCTTTTATTTTTTTAAAGGTATTTACACCTATTTTATTTTTAAATAAAAATTTAATAGGTTTCTGCAATAATTAAATTAATATCTAACAGTAGATTTAATTACTTCATAGGTAATATTTTTTATATTCATTGATTCAAAATAAACTTTACCATTTGTATATTCTTCAATAAAAATTTTAAATGGTGCATTTCTGCCTAATCCCTTCATCAGAGTTGTGTTCGGGTTATGGTCGCCCATTGTAATAGAATAATTTAATAAATATGAAGGGTCTATTTTTTCACTAACCCAGATTTTACCCTCAACTGAATCTATCCATACACCATATTTTTTTTTATTATAAGTGAATGTAAAAAAGTATTTTGCATTATTTGATTTTTTTTCAATAAATGAATCATCATCTAATAAAAATTTATTATTTATTGAATAATCACCATAAGCTGTATTATTAATAATGCTACCAAAACGAGTTTTTACTTTAGCTTCTCTAAAATCTTCACTCTCTGTAAGCTCTACTAATAATTCTTCTCTCTTCCATATATTTTTATGGTTCTTATCTTTTTTAGTCGGCTTCTGAATATCAAAATATAAAAAATATGGATTAGTCCAGCTAATAGCGTTAGCCATAAAGAAGCAAATAACATCACAATGTCCAGAACCTGGTCTTGCTATTGTTTCATAAAGATTTAAAAAAGAACCTACTTCATCTGGTAAATATCTAAAATGTGATTTTTCTATTAAAAATTCATCAAAACAAATTTTATTAATTAAAGGAAAACTCACTGATTTTAATTTTTTAGCTGTAGATAAGACCATACCATAACCAGCTAATTTACCATCTATAAAAAAATTAGTTCCTTTAACTTCAAATGTATGACCAGGAAATTTTGAAGAAACATCAGCAAAGAAAGTTTTACAAGATGTTTTTAATTCATCTTTATATCTTCTGACATAGGCAAATTGCCAATCATTTTTTAAAAAATCTTTAATAGCCCACTCTTTATACCAGAATGTTTTACCTACACCACGCTCACCAACAACAAAATTCATTAAACAATTATGTGTTAATGTTCTGTAGCCATTATAATAAAAACTATCATTCATTTAATCTACCTTCATTCTAACCATTTTAATTGTGTTGGTGCATATTGACCTTTTTCCCAAATACACCAAATATAATCCATAGCACCACCTTTAAAGCCTTCTGGATTATTGTTTTTTGAACAAGCTACACGCTTTGTAAAAACATAAACTCTTATTGGTGGAAACTTTGAATATATTTCTTTATATCTTTTTACACCACTCAAATAATTCATTTTATAGAACATAGCCACCTTTGAACCAGTTCTAATACTTTCAAGAGATTTTAAAACAAATTCTGTAGTATATGTAAATGGTGGATTAGTTATAATATCACCAAACCATTTATTATTTGTTTTCAGAAAATCTAATGTTTCATCTTGATAACCTCTATCAATTAAATCAGTTGAATATACATTGTGACCTTTTTCTTTTAATACTTCTGATAAATTCCCTTCACCACAAGCTGGTTCCCAGATATTCAAATCGAATTTTTCATACTTCAATAATTTTTTTAGTGCAATAGGGTCTGTAGCGTAATAATCGTTTTTTTCTCTATCTGCTCTACTTCTGATGTTCACATCTTTATACATTGTTGATATTCCCCCAGAGTATATTATTTTAGTATAAAAAAAGTGAGACAACATTAGATTGAATGCCAGGCTCTTATCCCCAATAATATCATTAGTAGGCTCTTCACCTAAAGAATCTAACAATATTGACTATCAACTTATTAATGTTATCTCACAATAGTATTTTAACTCTCTTTTATTGAAAAGTCAATATTTTCTAAAATAACACCACCAGGAACTATTGCTGGTGCTAATTTTCCAACATAGGAAGTACCAACCTTGAAATTATTAAAAGTCACTTGTTCATAGCATTCTTCTGGCATACCAGCAACAGTTACTTCTAATTTAAATTCATCTTTATCATAATCACTACTTTCATGAATATAACATTTAGCTCTTAAATATTTACCTTTTCTAAACTTCGATTCAATTTTAAATTTACCTAATTTTGCACTATCTATTTCTACATCTGGTAATTCATATTGACCACTTTTAGAAATTACATGTAAAGAATCTGTATCACAGTACAGAGCTTCAACATCAGATTTACCACTATTAAAATCATCTTGAACTTTTTGTATCGCTCTAATAATTCTTTCTCTTCCATAAGCACAAATAAAAGCACTCATAATTACATAAACACTATCACGCTCAGTTTCTTTACCTCGTTTATAATTTATAGCACCTTGTTTTGTTTTATAAGGTATCATTGAACGAGAACGGGGGAGAGTTCCGAACTTACCACTTAAAGCATTTAAAAAACCTTTAGCAATTATTCTCATACCATAATTATTAGTTAGAGTTGCTTCTTCTTTAATTGCCGTCCACTTATCTACATATTCATCAAATAAGCCAGTAGTCCCTCTGAACTTCCAACCACTCAAATATTCAAGATTAAATGTATCATAATGTTCTAAAAATAATTCTAAATCTACATTAGTTAGTGTTAATACAACATTATGATAATTAGAACTTGAAACATATTCAGTAGCTTTAAAATGTTCACTATCTCTTACTTGTATTGTAGGTATATAACCTTTTTTAATCTCAAATTGACATCTAATAGTTTGAACATACAACGGATACATTGAATCATATTCATATTGCCCTTCAAAAAAAATAGGGCTTGAAAATGGTAGTAACTTCTCTTTCATGCACCAGGGATACATACTATTGATATCGAGCACAATCCCATTTTTAACGATTTTGTTTTTATATTTTGGATTTAAATAGTTAAATCCACCTCTATATGCCTGTCTTATATCTAAATCAAAATCAGTAGGGGGAAAAAGTCTATTAAATGTTTTTTGACCACCTATAATATCTTTATAATCTTGTAAAGCACATGAGCCTATTGTCATTCTGTTATATCCGTCTTGATAAAACATTTTTACAGCTTCAGCAACTATTTTTACATCATTTTTAATATATTCAATTTCTTCTGTTGTTGGTGTATATCCTATTTCACGCTTTTTATTATAATCAATTTCACCTTTTGAAATAGGCATTTTAAATGCTTCAGCTATATCTTTAACTGACATAGGTAGTAATTTATATGAATCTTGAAAAGTTACTTTGTTAATGTTCTTTCCTTTTCGTGAAAATATCACTTCAATCTGATAATATAAACCTCTATCAGAAATTAATGTATTAAATGTTTTTTCTTTTCGCTCGACTTGTTCAGTAGTATGAGTGAATCCATTTTGAAACAACCAGGATATTATAAATTGACCATCAAATTTAAGGTTATGAAATAAGATTTTATAATTTTTTCTTTTGTCAGAACAGAAAAACATAAATTCATCTATAGTATTTCCCAAAATAACATCATTTGTATTTTCAAGACTACAAATAGCAAAAGACCATACACGACAATCATTTATATCTGTAGTTGTTTCAAAGTCTGCTATTAGAGTTGTATCCATTTTTACACCTCTATTATTATTTTTTTATTCATCACCCAACCAAGCATATCTTAACGCTGAAAGGTTTTCTCTTTCAATATGTTTATTAGCTTTTTTAGGTGAAGCAATTTCAAAACTGGCATTTTTCTCAGCGTAAAAAGTATTTAAAAACTCTTCATCAGATAATTCATTAATATGTTCAACAACATCTTTTATATCTGTATCGCTGTAATGGTCTTGTAAGCCTTTAATATAGTTCTCTCTCATTAAAGCTGTTCGCTTATCGAAATAACCGCTCATTGATTGCCTTCTAACATCTCTCATTTTTGCTTTAATATCTTTGGTGTTCATACCACGAGAGATACCATTGATTGGTTTTAGGGCATTAATTAAATTATTGCCCATGCCAACATCACCTTTTTTATATCCTAATTTTTGACCTTTATAGAGCTGTTCAATGTTCTCTATCTTTTCTTTTTCTACAGCTCTTTTCTGGTTGATAATAGCAACACGCCTATTAATTTCGTTTTTTTCCCACCTGGTAACAGGTGTAGCGTATGTAGTACTATATCTATCTGGATTACGCTCATAAACATCTTTATTGACTGTTCTACCATCATCTAATATAATTAGCATATCTTCAGAACCTTTATTAGAAAAGCGTTTTAAAGCGTTAAGCTCCCTATTAAAATCTTTTCTTGTTACAATCATATTTTTTAATTCATTATAGTCCCTACTCAGTATTTTTTCTGGTAGGGCATTTTTCATTGCTGGATTTTTTTTTGCTAAACGATTTATTTTAGCATTATAATTTCTTATAACACGCTTTAATTCTTCTTCATCAGATTTTTTCCATCTAATATTATATTGTTTATCCATTCAAACCCTTCTTTATCATTTTTAATATAAAAACCACGCTTTTCAGTAACAGAATAAAGTTTAATATCACATAGTAAATCATTTACAATATTAAACCCAAATCTATTAGACAATGAGCTGTTAATAGATTCTCTGTTTTTTAACATTTTCTTTTCAAAAAGCTCTAAATAATAAGCTGATGAAAAGTGAAAAGTAAAAGAACATTCACCATAGTCAATTAACTTTGTAAATGGTGTAAAATTCAAATCATGAGCTACACCCCAGCGAGTTAATTTAATTTCTTGTTTTTCCATTAAAAATATCACCCTTTTATAATAAAATAATTTTGTGTTGTAACAGTTAAAAAAATATGAAAACCACCACAATCACAACACCATTATAATATATTATTGTTGAAATATCAATACTTTTCTTGTTGTTTCATCAAGAAATTATTTAACTTTGTAAAAATTCAACAATAAACAACATTCTAATTATACATAATTAACTAAATGAGATAATAAGAGGATAAGAGGGGCAAAACTCTTTGTTTTTCCCCTCTTAAAATCACCCCTTTT